GATTGTGGAAGTGGTTGTCCATTCCAACCTGAGTACATATATAATTATGGATTTGAACCATTAACTTCAAGTGTTCCATTATCAACAAAATCCTTAACATATTTACCACAAGTTTCAAACGCTATTGTGGAAGTAACCGATGGTACTTATATAGATTTTAGTTTAGTTATTGATGACCAAATAAAACAGATTGATATATTATCGTCTATTGCTAAGAAATTTGGACTTTTATTTATTCCTGACCCTGAAGTACCAAATCAAATTATAATTGAACCTTACGATTATTACGTGGGTTCAGGTGACATTTACGATTGGACCAATAAACTATCTTGGGATAGAGGATTTACTGTAGAACCAGTACAGAATTTTGTTGAGTCAGAATTAATTTTATCTGACCTTGAGGATGGTGATAGTGGTAACAAAGAATTTAAAGATAGTAATAGTAGAATATATGGAGAGAATAAAGTCTTCAATCCAACTGAATTTAAATCTCAGTCAAAAGATGTTAAGACAACATTCTCACCAGAGATGATTAGAAAGTGGAATCCAAACAATAATCCCAATATTGAAAGTAACGCAGTAGGTATCCCATTAGGAATTAACTACACAGAACAATCTCAAGAGGTTGGAACAGTTGTGGATTGGGTTTATAAAGGTGTTAAAACAAAACCAAAGTTATTCTTTAATCTTGGTAACTTCTCACCTTTCTTGGATAACCCTGCAGAAGTTTTCACCATATCAGGTGTAACCACTGCGTATTTTAGAGTATCGGAGAGTAGTGGTTCATTCCCATCAGGTGGTTTAATCTCACCTGTAATATCTCATACGATGCCGATGGGTAATCCTGATAGTAATAAGATTAATAACGATAGTATTTGTATCTTATTTAATTCAGAAGAACCTACAACAATTGCGGGAGATAGTGTAAGTTTATTCAACGCGTTTACCGCACAGGATATGTACAATTTATTCTACGAAAATAGAGTAACAAATAGTTTTGATAAGAACACAAGGATGTTAGCAGGATACTTTGATTTAAAATTATCCGATGTTAAGAATTTAAAACCTCAAGATATTATCAAAATAAACGAACAATATTTTACTTGGAATAAAGTAGATAATTATAATCTAACAACAACAGATTTAACCAAAGTAGAATTGATACAATACAATTATACAAAAAGAGATTACCCAACAAGATATTTCCAATATCAATATTGTTTAGGTAACACAGGAACAACGTATAATTTTAAAACAGATTTTACAGGTAAAGATAGTGTTCAAGAGACCAAGTATTATTGGTCAATCTTATATGATTACTTTGTAGGAACTTTAGGTGGTAATGTAAGTGGTTATACAAGTTCAGTACCATTTACAGGTACGACATATCTTCCATATTCAATTTGGGAAGTTAATGAAGATACGTATAACTCAACAGGAACGGATTATACAAATGACCCTGCAAGATATTTCTTTGTTGATAGTATTGAGGAGGAACCTTTGGACACCATATACAATCAGGACAATCCTGTTTGGTTAATTAATGCAACACAAAGTCAAGCAACACTTAATGTGTTTACAGGGTGTACTGACTTTATAACAACAGCAACAGCTCTTGGTGTTAATGTTGCAGGTGGTTCAACAACATCAACATATAATTCAGGTGTAACCATAAACGTAACAGACATAGGATTTATTAGATATGACACACCATCAGGACAGGTAAATGCATACTTTGGTTCACTAGGTTCAACTGTCTTATCTGGTTGTGTGGATTGTGAAAGTATAAGATACGCTATTCCATTTAATCCTTTAGGAAGTTGGACAATAATAACTTGTGGTACTGCGTGTCCTTAAAACTATTTATAATATATGACAGGTTCTTTAATTATAACATTTGATGAATTATATGACAGTTTGGGTGATGTTTACTATTACGCCAAAGTTAATGGTGAATATCGTGACCAACATTACACAGATATTACAGAATTATATTCAACACCGATAAATGTTGGTGATGAAATTGAGGTTTGTATCGTAACACCGACAACAGGTCAAACATATTATAATTTTATTAGAAGAGATTATACAACAGACGCCGAACAAGGTAATATGGGTGTATATGATACCTTAATCACAGGATGGACAGGTTCAACATTAGTTGACCCTTGTGCAACAGGATTAAAACAAATTGTAACGGTTGACCCACGTTCATATGACTTTGAATATAGATTAATTATCGGTACGATACCAGCAAACTTTTGTTATAACGTAGATATTAACAGATGTTTTAGTGGTGATTGTCAAACTTATTTAACCAATAGACAAATAAGTAATAATCTACCTTTAACGATTGGTTCTTGGTATAGTTTGATTAGCGGAGGAACGAACTATTCGGTTAATGTTTTATCAAACGTAAACTGTTCAACAGGATTTACATCAACATATATTTCAGGTAATACCTATTCAACTTGTTCGGACGCTTGTCCTCCAATTGATATTACAGGTAGATATTTGTTAGCTTATGGAGAAGATAGTGGTAGATATGCTGTTAAAGAATCAAATGATTTTGGTGATACTTGGTCAGTGGTTGCAACATCACCGAACACTGATTTAAGTAAAATTACAAATGATTCATTTGGATTGGGTATAAATCAAAATGGACAAATTAGAGTTATTGCAAATGATGCAGGTAATGGTGTTTTCTTCACAGGTGGTAATACATATATTTCAAAAACAGGTGGAACAGTTAGTCCTATTAACGATTTAAAATGGTCACATTATACATCATATGAAAAGAATTGGCAAAGTAATGAACCATCACCAAACGGAAAATATTGGTTTGCTGCAACAAATTATGGTCCAATTTACTATTCAGTTGATTCAGGAACAACTTGGTCATTTATTTCCAATTCAAACAAAGCTTGGAATAGAGTTGTAGTTCCTGATAATAGTCCATTTCCAATATATGGTTTAGCGTCAGATGGTTTATATAAAATAGATAATTTAAGTGGTGTTACATCACAATTAACAGGTATAACAATTACTGATTTACCAACAGACTTAGCGGTATCTCAAGATAGAAAATATATTTTAGTAGGACAACAAACAACTGTATATACAACAAATGGTGGAGTTTGGTTATCATCCAATAGTGGTGCAACATTTACAAATCTTTATGTTTCATCAGTTTTTGGACCAGGTAATATTGGTTCGTTAGTTGCAGTATCAGCAACAGGTCAATATATGTTTTATACTGTTGAAGAAGATTTTGGTATAAATAGGATTTATCGTTCAACAGATTATGGTGCAACTTGGACTTATTTAGATATTGATGGTATCCGTGGATTAACGGTATCGGCTGATGGTAAATTTGTTTATATTAATATTATTGGATATGGAATTTATCGTTCAACGGATTATGGTGCAACATATACACAATTAATATCAGGTGGTAATCAATTTTATAAACAAGTTCAACAAAATAGAAGATACTTTGGTACTGAACCTACTTGGCCTGCAACACCAACAGTTCCATTAAATCCAACATTTGGACCAAATTATTTAAAAATAAATTGGCAATATAATTGGACTGGTAGTACCGCTAATTATATTGATTTAAATTTTTTATCTGTTTTTTTTGTACCAAATGGTGCACCAAGTATTGAATCAAGTTTTATTCCTTTAACTACTAGTGGTAGTACAATATCTTTAAGTTCAACATCAGGTACAATTTCAGGAACAACATATGTTAATAATCCTGATGTTATAGATTTTTATAATTATTATGAAATTCAACCTTTTAAAACGGTATGTCAAGTAAGTGGTGCAGCGTTACAAACTAATTATAGACAATTAATTTTAAAACAAAATGGTGTAATACGTGCTAATAAAGCATCAACATCTGTTCAAACTTTAGGAATTGGAAATTGTAATGCTTATAATCCATCGATGGATTCAAGTGTAACAATTGTAAGTGGAGACACATTAGATATAATATATAATGAAGGATTTAGTATTGCACCTATTCCAACTCCAACCCCTACACCAACGGTAACACCTACTCCTACTGCAACACCAACAGTAACTCCTACACCAACGGTTACACCTACACCAACCGCAACACCAACTCCGACTGCGACACCTACGGTGACACCTACTCCTACACCTACTCCAACTCCTGCACCAATAACGTTGGATTTTGATTATAATTTCCAAGGAACATCTGGTACATCACCTGCGGCTGTTAAAACAATTTCAGGAATTGCTTTATATACTGGCGATATTGGTTGTACAGTTAGTCTTGCTGATATTACAGCTTCATCATCTAGTACAGGTAGTCCTGCAGGTGTGGTTACTTCAGTTGCGTCAACTTGTGCGCAAAATCCGTTTAAAGTTGGAAGAGGAATTACCAAAGTCTCAGGTGGTGTTTTAAGATTAACATATTATAGAGTTACTGTTTCAATTAATGGTACACCATTAATTGATTATACAAATACGGTTAATAGATTAATAACAACAAGTACAGGTGATACATATGATATTCCATTAACAATAAATCCTGGTGATACTGTTAGAGTAAGATGGATTGACAACCTAACACATTAATATATTTAAGATTATGAAACAATATATAAAACAAATTACAAATCAGAATTTCGTATATCCGAATTATGTTGAAAAGGAATATGATGTTGATATTATTCACGAATTAAATGAATTTTCAGTATCAGGTTATGTTACAAGTATTTCAGCTACAACAATAACTTCAACGGGTATAACATTTAATTTATCCTATACTTGGTTAAAAAATAATTCTGAAGTATTTATCAAGAATAGTGGAAGATTATCAATATTGTCTGTTCATTTATTAGCACCAGGTCAAAATTACTACAAAGCTTGGAGGGTTGTACAGACACAAGATACATCTACAACAAATATTAATAGTCTAACAGCTACAACAAGTTTTACTGTTACACCGAGTATGTTAGGATTATCCGTATTTACAAGTGGTACATATTCCTTTGAAGTTAGATTTATAGGACATAGGTCAATATTTCCTGTGTGTTATGACTTAAATGTAACAATATAATATACTTATGAATAAGAAACAAAAATCAAAAATCAAAAAAGAATTTCTTACACAAAGAGAAATTTTAAATAATCATATTTTAATAAATTTCAATATGATTAATGATTTAAAAGGAAATAAGGAAGTTCTTAGTAGAGCTTTCAATCATACAAAATCCGAATTACTAAATGGCTAAGAAAGTAGAAATAGAAATTGATGTAAAAGGTGACGAGAAAGTTAAAGGTTTAGGTCAAGAAATACGTGAGTTGAACAGACAACTTCGTATGACACCTGAAGGTACCAAAGAATGGAAACAAATCTATAATAGGATTGATGACCTTAAGGACAGATTAGAAGGTTCCAAAAAAGCTTCAAGTGACTTGATTGACACTATTGCAAGTGCACCTGGTCCAATTGGTGTTTTAGGTAGAGGTATTAATAGTTTAAAAGTTGCCACAACTTCATTTGGTGCGGCACTTAAAGCCACAGGTATTGGTTTATTGGTATCATTAGTTGCGGGTTTAGCAACAGCATTCTCACAATCCGAAGAGGCTGGTAAAAAATTGAAACCATTAATTGAAGGTTTCCAAAGATTATTTAATGGGGTTTTTAGAGCGTTAGAACCTGTATTTGATATGCTTATTGAATTAGCAACAAACGCATTACCATACGTAACTAAAGCTTTTAGTGTTTCATATTCAGCTATATCTTCTTTTATACAAGGAATTGGGTTATTAGCTAAATCAATAGGTAAACTTTTATCAGGTGATTTTGCTGGTGCTTGGAATGATGCGTCAAATGCGGTAACAGGATTCGGTGAGAGATATAATCAATCTTTACAAAATTTTGAAAAAGGTACTAAAGAATTAACGGCTAGTGAAAGAGAAGAATTAAAGAAGAGACAAGAACAGGAAAAAGCTGCACTTGAAAAAAGAAGACAACAACAGGAAGAATATAGAAAACAAGTTGAAGAAGATACAAAGAAAGCTAACGAAAAGTTATTATCACTTCAAAATGAATATGAACAATTATCCGCTAAGAACGATGCTCAGGCAAACAAAATCAAACTTAGACAAGATTACGAACAGGAACAAAAAGAGATTAGTGCATTAAAACTTAAAGACCAAAGAATTAATGGTATTTTAATCACTGGTGAAGAATTAAGACAAAAGTTATTACTTCAAGCAAAGGAGAATTACAACAAAAAGGCTGCTAAAATTGACGCAGATGAAACTAAAAGAATTGCTGAAGAAATAAAGAAATTAAGTGATGCTCAATTTGACCTTTATAAAAAGGTATTAGAATCATATGATGATGCTATTACAAATGATTCTGAAAGAAGAAAGACTAAAAGAAAAACACAACTTGAAAATGAACTTTTTGAAATAAATCAATTGGAGGCTGAAACAATTAAAGCTTATCAAAAACTTATTGAAGAAGTACCAGAAAAAGCTCAAGAATTGTCAGCAGAAATTGAAAGGATTCAAGGATTATCTCAAGAATTAAGAGTTAATAAAATAAAAATATTCAATAGAGAAATTTCAGATATTGTTCAAGAAGGTTATAAAGAGGAAGAAGCTGAATTAGTTAAGAAAATTGACGCTGAATTAAGATTATTAGAATTACGTAACCAAGTATTAAATAAAAATACTCAAAGATATTTTGACAATCAGGAAGAGTTAATTAAAAAAGGTTACGAAAAAGAAAGAATGCTTGAAGAACAAAACTTCAAAGCACTTATACAGAAAGCCAAGGAGAAAGAAGAACTACAAAAAAGAAATAGTTCACAGATAATTGAAAATGGTATTACATATTTTTATAATGAATTAGGACAGAAAGTAAAAGAAGGTGAGGAACTTGAAAAGTTAGAAAAACAAAAAGTTGAAAAACTTTTAGCAATTGAGGAAAAATACCAAGCGGATAAAAAGAACCTTAAACAACAAGAAATTGCTGCTTATGGTGAGGTTGCATCTGCAACAATCAATTCATTTGCTGCAATTACAGGAGCTTTAGCTGCAGGTTATGACGAGGAAGCTAAGACAAGTAAAAAGGCGTTTGAACAAAGAAAGAAACTTCAAGTTGCAACCGCATTAATGTCAGCGGCTTCGGGTGTTATACAAATATTAACACAACCATCTACTTTACCGTCACCATTTGATTGGATTGTTAAAGTGGCTAACGCTGCGGCTTTAGGTATTACAACTGCAATCAATATATCAAACATCAAGAAAACTAAGTTTGAAGGAGTTGATGGTGGTGGAGAAGGTGCACCTGCAGGAAACCAAATGGGTAGAGGATATGCGGATGGTGGTATCGTAAGAGGACCTGGTACATCTAAATCAGATAGTATCCCTGCAAGATTATCAAATGGTGAAGCTGTAATGACAAGTGGTGCTGTAACGATGTTTGCACCGTTATTATCGATGATGAATCAAATGGGAGGTGGTACGGCTTTCAATGCAGATTTAAATACGACCCTTCCTGATAATCCAAACAGAACTAATCCATCTATGGAACAACAACCATTAATAATGAAGACCTATATTGTTGAGAACGAATTAACATCAACTCAACAAAGACAGGCAAGATTAAAAGACCTTTCAACTTTGTAATATGGCAAAAGGAAAATCAAACAGTGCACACAAAATAAGTTTCGGTAAGAAAAAGTCACAACCAAATGGTAAAAAGTCGTTTGGTCCTAAAGCACAGAAACCTAAAAAGTATCGTGGTCAAGGACGATAACTTTAAAACCAAATAACAAAATTTTATATTTACTTATATGAGAAAAGATAAAATATATGAACTAAGGATTGAAGAAGACGATGAAATATCGGGTATTGATTCAATATCATTAGTTTCAGAACCTGCAATTGAAATTAATTGGGTGGCTTTCAATAAAGTAAAACCCGAAGAATTTCACATTCCTGATGGTGAGGATGACAAATACATTCAAAAACTAATTGCAACCGCACAAAACGAACAGGAATTGTTTGATGAGGGGTGGGTTGTTGATAGTGTAGAAATATTGGATGGCACTGATAAATTCATTTCAACGGACCCAAATGGTCCGTCTATGGAAGATGAGACCGAATATAATGTTAGATACAAATATATTTTAAATCCACGTATCCAACAACGTGCTGTTATATCAACAACAAGAGATTTTTGTAGAGAATTGATTAACAAGAATTTTGTATGGAGAGTTGAGGATATGGATAAAACACAGAATGACTTTGGTCAATCTGCTATGGTATGGAGAGGTGGTTACAATTGTAGACACGTATGGTCTCGTATCAAGTATAAAAAAGATGCAACAATTGTTAACAAAGCTTCGGTAAACAAAGGTAAGGTAGAAGTTGGTGGTTTTCCAAATGACTTAATTCCTGACCCAAGAGTATTGGGTTATCCTGAACCAGATACTGTTACAAACAAAACATTAGGTAATCCATCACCAAGTACAATCAAGAATTTAGGATTATCAAAAGAAAAAATGGAAATTATTCCTCCAAATGTAAACGTATATGGTTACCATACGAGGTTTTTCCAAATATGTCCTGGCGCACAAGCTACCTTTGAACATCTAATATCTATGGATAATGATGATGATACCAAAGGAATGATTAGAAGTGCAGCACAAGTTGCTGATAATGTGTTTAGAATTGAGGATGAAGTAATCAAAGCAGAAAGTGCAACAGAACATCAATACGAAGAGGCGGTTATATTGGTAGACGACTTTAAAGATATTATTGGTGAGATAGATAAGATTAGTGGAATGAAACACGATGTATCTTATATGGATGGTCATATCGTTAAGATTGCTGAGTATTTGAAAGAAGATATGGGATATGATGTTTCAACCATAACAGGGTATGTTGATGAGGGTATTAGAAAGAAAAGGAAGAAGAAAGAACAACTTGAGTCATATTCAGATTATCCTGATAGTGTTAAGAATAACGCCCAAGCTGTATTGAAATATGTTGAGGAGAATGGATGGGGTTCTTGTGGAACTGACGTGGGAAAACAACGTGCAAACCAATTAGCTAAGGGTGAACCCATCTCGGAAGACACGATACGTAGGATGTACTCTTATTTATCAAGACACGAAGTTGATTTAGAATCAAGTAAGGGATATGGTGATGGATGTGGTAAATTAATGTATGATAGTTGGGGAGGTAAGTCAGCTCTAAGTTGGGCTGAGTCTAAAATCAACGCTATTGACAGAGAGAAAATGTCCAAACAAAAGTTCCAAACTGAT